ATGTCCATCATGTTACCGATAAATAATAACTTTTCATTGTCCCAAAATTCTTTTTATAACACTATTTCCGGTACATATGCTGATTACTTTTCAGCATGGGATAAATGGGAAAAACAAGCGCTCCCCGGTGAAAATCGGAATGAAGCGGTCTCCCTACTTAAAGAATGTCTCATCAATCAGTTCAGTGAGCTTCAACTGAATCGTTTAAATCTGTCCTCGCTACCTGACAACTTACCACCTCAAATCACTGTTCTGGAAATTACTCAGAATGCCCTAATATCATTACCAGAATTGCCAGCATCGCTGGAATACCTTGACGCCTGTGACAATCACCTGTCAACACTTCCTGAATTACCCGCATCTCTGAAACATCTTGATGTAGATAACAACCAACTAACCATGCTTCCTGAATTGCCTGCATTGCTGGAATATATTAATGCAGATAACAATCAGCTAACCATGCTTCCTGAATTACCTACATCGCTGGAAGTGCTCTCAGTAAGAAATAACCAGCTGACATTTCTCCCTGAGTTACCTGAATCACTGGAAGCGCTCGATGTAAGTACTAATCTTCTGGAAAGCCTACCAGCCGTACCTGTAAGAAATCATCACTCAGAGGAAACCGAGATATTTTTCCGGTGCCGCGAGAATCGCATCACACACATTCCGGAAAATATACTTAGCCTTGATCCGACCTGCACTATCATCCTCGAAGACAATCCTCTGTCCTCACGGATCAGGGAGTCTCTGTCGCAACAAACCGCCCAACCGGACTACCACGGCCCACGGATTTACTTCTCCATGAGTGACGGACAACAGAATACACTCCATCGCCCCCTGGCTGATGCCGTGACAGCATGGTTCCCGGAAAACAAACAATCTGATGTATCACAGATATGGCATGCTTTTGAACATGAAGAGCACGCCAACACCTTTTCCGCGTTCCTTGACCGCCTTTCCGATACCGTCTCTGCACGCAATACCTCCGGATTCCGTGAACAGGTCGCTGCATGGCTGGAAAAACTCAGTGCCTCTGCGGAGCTTCGACAGCAGTCTTTCGCTGTTGCTGCTGATGCCACTGAGAGCTGTGAGGACCGTGTCGCGCTCACATGGAACAATCTCCGGAAAACCCTCCTGGTCCATCAGGCATCAGAAGGCCTTTTCGATAATGATACCGGCGCTCTGCTCTCCCTGGGCAGGGAAATGTTCCGCCTCGAAATTCTGGAGGACATTGCCCGGGATAAAGTCAGAACTCTCCATTTTGTGGATGAGATAGAAGTCTACCTGGCCTTCCAGACCATGCTCGCAGAGAAACTTCAGCTCTCCACTGCCGTGAAGGAAATGCGTTTCTATGGCGTGTCGGGAGTGACAGCAAATGACCTCCGCACTGCCGAAGCCATGGTCAGAAGCCGTGAAGAGAATGAATTTACGGACTGGTTCTCCCTCTGGGGACCATGGCATGCTGTACTGAAGCGTACGGAAGCTGACCGCTGGGCGCAGGCAGAAGAGCAGAAGTATGAGATGCTGGAGAATGAGTACCCTCAGAGGGTGGCTGACCGGCTGAAAGCATCAGGTCTGAGCGGTGATGCGGATGCGGAGAGGGAAGCCGGTGCACAGGTGATGCGTGAAACTGAACAGCAGATTTACCGTCAGCTGACTGACGAGGTACTGGCCCTGCGATTGTCTGAAAACGGCTCACAACTGCACCATTCATAATCACATCGCATAAACCACAGACCGGACTGACTCCGGAAAAACAGAGGCCCGCCCCCGGGCCTCCCCGGATTCATCCGTTTCCCTGTTCAGCCTGACAGCACGCCCCCGCGGCCGGATGACAGACTCCGCTTCGGTAAGCAAAGCGGTCTTCTGTGATTCCGCCAGTTGCGGCTTATTCATTACTCAACGTCAAACGCCCGAATTGAAGCCAAATCATCCAGACCGCTCAGCTCCTCTTTCATTTCACGCTGTGAACCGCCCCGGGTTTCCTGGAGAGTGTTTTATCTGTGAACTCAGGCTGCCAGATCATCGTTTCCGATGGAAGCATAATAAGCTTTTTCTGCTTCTGCCGGAGGAGTATGGCCCAGCCTTTCCAGCAATCGTCGATTGTTATACCAGTCCACCCACGTGAGTGTGGCCAGTTCCACTTCTGCACGGTTTTTCCAGCTCTTACGGTGTATTACCTCCGCTTTGTAAAGACCATTGATGCTCTCCGCCATCGCGTTGTCATACGAGTCGCCTGTACTTCCTGTTGATGCCAGTAATCCGGCTTCCTTAAGTCGCTGTGTGTAGGCCAGCGATACATACTGAGAACCTTTATCACTGTGATGGACCGTGCCGGACGGTCGACGGGCCCATAACGCCTGCTCCAGTGCATCCAGCACGAATGTCGTCTCCATGGACGATGAGACCCGCCACCCCACAATGTATCCGGCAAACACATCAATGATGAACGCCACATAGACGAAGCCCTGCCATGTGCTGACGTAAGTAAAATCAGCTACCCACAGCTGGTCAGGTCGTTCTGCCACGAACTGACGGTTTACGCGGTCGCCTGCGGCAACGGCTTTCCGGCTGATGGTCGTACGGACCTTTTTACCCCGGAGAACACCGGCAAGTCCCATAACCGCCATGAGACGTGCCACAGTGCATCTGGCCACTCTGATACCTTCCCGTAACAACTGACGCCAGACTTTACACCGTATACCTTGTGATTTTCATCGTATACGCGCTGTATCTCTTTCTTCAGCCAGTCATCGCGCTGCGCACGGGCACTGCGTTTATCCGGATGATGTCGCTGTTGCTGACAGTGGTAATACGTTGACGGGGCAATATGCAGTTCGCTGCATAGCGGTCCGACCCCGTACTGCTCACGCAGCTTATCCAGCAGTGGCATCATTTTTTCCAGAGGCGGTCGAACTCCGCCTTCGCAAAATAAGCGGAAGCCTGGCGAAGGATATCGTTACTGCGGCGCAGTTCACGATTTTCACGCTCCAGCTCTTTCAGACGCTGACGTTCAGCGGTGGTGAGCCCTCCATCACCGCCCCCGGTATCCCGCTCATGCTGGCGAACCCAGACACGCAGAGTCTCCGGCGTACAGCCAATCTTTGGAGCAATGGAACAAATTGTCGCCCATTGTGAGTCATATTCGCCCTGACTTTCCAGAACCATACGGACTGCCCGTTGACGGACTTCGGGGGAAAAACGAGTATTTTTAGTCATCCTGTTTACCTCTTTCTCAGGAAGTTTAGTCTCCAGGATTCCCGGGGCGGTTCACTGACGGCGATAAATCTCATCGTTGCGATCGACCTGCGCCTGCACTGAGGTAGCCTGAGTTTAACGGACACTCCTTCCTGAAATAGAATGGCATCAGAAGGAGCTAATAATGAGCAGAAAAAACCAACGTTACTCTAAAGAGTTCAAAGCCGAAGCTGTCAGAACGGTTCTTGAAAATCAACTTTCGATCAGTGAAGGCGCTTCCCGATTATCCCTTCCTGAAGGCACTTTAGGACAATGGGTTACCGCCGCCAGAAAAGGGCTCGGTACTCCTGGTTCCCGCACGGTGGCTGAACTGGAATCTGAAATTCTGCAACTGCGTAAGGCGTTAAATGAAGCTCGCCTTGAGCGAGATATATTAAAAAAAGCAACAGCGTATTTTGCACAGGAGTCGCTGAAAAATACGCGTTAATCGAACAATGGCGACAACAATTTCCCATTGAAGCGATGTGTCAGGTATTTGGTGTATCCAGGAGCGGTTATTACAACTGGGTACAGCATGAACCCTCAGACAGAAAACAAAGTGATGAGCGGCTAAAACTGGAGATTAAGGTGGCACATATCCGCACTCGCGAAACATATGGAACCCGGCGGCTCCAGACGGAGCTGGCAGAGAATGGCATCATCGTTGGTCGTGACCGACTGGCACGTCTTCGTAAGGAGCTAAGGCTACGCTGTAAGCAGAAACGCAAGTTCAGAGCGACTACGAACCCGAACCACAATCTGCCAGTTGCGCCAAATCTGCTGAACCAGACGTTCGCTCCTACAGCACCAAATCAGGTCTGGGTGGCGGACCTGACGTATGTTGCCACACAGGAGGGATGGTTGTACCTCGCTGGCATCAAAGATGTTTATACGTGCGAAATTGTCGGCTACGCCATGGGAGAGCGCATGACAAAAGAGCTGACAGGTAAAGCCCTGTTTATGGCGCTCAGGAGCCAGCGCCCACCTACCGGGCTAATCCACCACTCTGATCGAGGTTCACAGTACTGCGCATACGATTACCGGGTCATACAGGAGCAGTCTGGTCTGAAAACATCAATGTCGCGTAAAGGTCACTGTTACGACAACGCTCCGATGGAAAGCTTCTGGGGAACGCTGAAAAATGAGAGCCTGAGCCACTATCGTTTTAATAACCGGGATGAAGCCATCTCAGTAATACGGGAATACATTGAGATTTTCTACAATCGTCAGCGTCGTCACTCTCGTCTGGGGAATATCTCCCCGGCAGCCTTCAGGGAAAAATATCATCAGATGGCTGCTCAAAAAAAGAACAAATGGTAGTGTCCGCTATTGCCAGTACACCTCACACCATTGCTGCCGCCAGTTCTTCCAGTTCCGGCATCGACAGTTTCACCTGCTGATTATCCGCATCACTCCACACCATATGTTGTTTGTGCCGCGACAGATTTTGCCAGCATGACCACCGGGGACAGGCGGCCCAGTGAGTCGGGACCAGCATTCCAGATACGACCGTTCCATTCAAACGTGAACGGCTTCGCCTCCTGTTCTGCGCGCCATGCTTCAATTTCCTGACGTCTGGCCTCTCTGGCCGCTTCCAGCATTTCTGGTGTCACAGTGAATGGGGCTATCTCACCCCATTTGCCGCTTTGCAGTTCCTGCCAGATTTGCTGACCCGTCGGAGCGACATCATCAGCGGTGGCTGTGTAGGGGACTGCCTGGTCCCTGTCGTCAAAAAAAACGTCACAGTCTACTGCGCCACTTTCGGTATAACGGGGATTAATGGTTTTTTTAATTTCCACGGTGCATTCCTCACGATGTGCGAATAAAAAGCCCGGGCATTGCGCCAGAGACATGAGCATCCGGCACCCCGGACAGGGCGCAATATGACCCCGGTAATGAATGCTCTGAACATCCCGTAATGAAAAATTGTGGGGATGCTATATACGTTCCGGTGGGAGTACTGGGCACTGAAATCCCCACCGGTCCCAGTCGTGAGCCTCTGTATGACTGCCCCCTGACAAGTCTGATGACTTTATCACCGTCAGCTTCTCCCTGGTACGCAGCAATAATCAGCCCGCCAATGTCAGGGTCTCCCCATCTGTTGCGGACAGAGCTCGCCACGATTCTGTAAATAATATCTTCTGTGGTTATATTTATTTTCACCCAGTCAGTCTGGATATGGGCCAGTAGCAGTAGCGGGTGTGATAAATGGGGCCGTTAATGCCGTAAAAAGTAAGGGATTTGGCTCTGTACCGCGGTTCTGTTGTCTCAGGGCGTGCATCAGTCCACCGGATGCTGAGCACCCCTTCAAACCGTGTGTCGGGTATGATGCCCAGGCGGCCAGCAACGGAATACTCACCTGGCAGCGCATTCCTTACCCAGGCCAGGAAATCACTCTTAGTGTCAAAACGGATAACATCTTCAGGCAGAAAAGCACACCCAAAGCCGAATGCGCCGGGTATCGCCAGACGGCCTTTTGTCCGGTCGTAAATGTCGCTCTGTGCTTCCATCGTGGCCGCACTTTTCAGCCCCAGATTATCCCGGGACTTCTGTTGTGCCTTTTCGCCTGCTGCTGCGATTTCAGACAGATGGTTAGCCGTTTTCAGAGTGCCGGTCAGCGCAGCATCAATGTCATTTTTGGCCTGTTCTGCTGCGCGGGCATAACCTGCGGCTGCCGCCACATCCTGCGCCGTCTGCTGTGCGTTTCCGGCTGCGACCCGGCGCTCTGCTGCGCCTGCGCCACCATTTCCTCAAAGCGTTTGACGACATCCGGTTTCAGGTCACCCTCATCAGGAGCAATCAGAAAGTCATTCAGCGTGCCGGGCTTTGAGTCCTCATATACAGCAATGTCGCCAACGTTGTACTCGTTGTGCCAGCCCGGTTTCAGATACACACCATATTTTCCAGTCCGCGCATGGAAACAGTATTCACCATCGTTTCCTGTCATCACATCAGCAACAGTGTGCATCACCACTTCCGGGGGGTTTACCCGGGATTTCAGAATAATATGGTATCCGGACATGGGGATACCTGCGCCATCAGTCAGCGCACCTGATATCACTACAGACATAGTTTTTCTCGCGATAAATTAAATCAGGAAGAAATTTCCGGAGAGGCGGGCCATTCAATGGCGTTGTATGAGGTTTTATCAGTGATGACACTGAAATCCATCGCCTGCAGCGATTTCGCGTAAATGCGGTACGCTTTCAGTTTTTCCCGGTCTTCGTCGCTGATTAGCCCCAGCAGCAGGTCTTCTTCCCATTCCCCTGTCCGGGCACTGACCTGAGCCAGAAGGGCATCACGCTCATCTTCCGCTTTGAGTCTGTAGTCAAAGACAAATTCATCATTGCGGTAAAACCAGTAACCCGGCGCGGTAATGCGGCGGTTGGCGGTAATATCAGGAACTTCAATAACACTGGCGTTACGGGGTTCAATGCCTGTCACATCCTTACAGACCCGGCAGAGTGGCCGTGAAAGAAAGCAATCAGCGATGGTGCTCTGACGGGTTCGAGTTCTGCTGTGATAACGGAGAGAGACTGCGTGTCACGTTCGCGCTGGACTGCTGTGATCGTGAGGCACTGCACTGGGCGGTGACTACCGGCGGCTTCAACAGTGAAACAGTACAGGACGTCATGCTGGGTGCGGTGGAACGCCGCTTCGGCAACGATCTTCCGTCGTCTCCAGTGGAGTGGCTGACGGATAATGGTTCATGCTACCGGGCTAATGAAACACGCCAGTTCGCCCGGATGTTGGGACTTGAACCGAAGAACACGGCGGTGCGGAGTCCGGAGAGTAACGGAATAGCAGAGAGCTTCGTGAAAACGATAAAGCGTGACTACATCAGTATCATGCCCAAACCAGACGGGTTAACGGCAGCAAAGAACCTTGCAGAGGCGTTCGAGCATTATAACGAATGGCATCCGCATAGTGCGCTGGGTTATCACTCGCCACGGGAATATCTGCGGCAGCGGGCTTGTAATGGGTTAAGTGATAACAGATGTCTGGAAATATAGGGGCAAATCCAGTGAGAACTTCAGTAAAGATACCACCAAAGCCCGGAGGTGGTGAAATAAAACCGGGCACAACACGAAGGCGCATTTCCGGTATCCATAAAGAGTCGGTCTTGTCTGTTAAATTTAAATGGTGGGAGTGCGCCTCCGGTTGTAAATAACGACATTGCTGTGTGAAGTACCAGTTGGCGGCATCGGTTTAATTGCTGGCTGATGTCCGCCCTTTTTAAAGTGAATTTTGTGATGCGGTGAATGCGGCTCAGCGCACGCGGAACAGTTAAAACAGTAAGGAAAATCCCTTATTCCGGCGTTAATTGTTAACTGGTTAACGTCACCTGGAGGCACCAGGCACCGCATCAACAAAGTTCACGTCGGTGATGAAAGGAAAGAGAAAATGTTGAATGTAGCTATTGAAAACCAGAACGGGTGGAATTATAGTGCACCTGCACCTCATAAAACGGGTGCCGGGATTGCTACCCCGAAGTCATTCACGGCGCATAACCGCGCTCAGGCGGTTTTTTTATGCGTAATGCACAGCCACATTCAAATTATGGTGGGGCGTGCGGGGCAGTCGCAAGACTGGCCGGGTTCCGTGATGACCGGTTGTAGCAACCCTGTACGTCTCACCACCCATGAGATTGCTACCTCCGGTGGTGAGTTAATCAAATTCATCGCGGAGGCTGCCATCATGGCTACTACCCTTTCTCACCCTTGTGTAACCGTAGAAAACGGTCGCGCTGTCACTACGTCTGTTGCGGTTGCAGAGTTCTTCCACAAACGACACGACAATGTGTTACGTGCCATCGCAAATATTGAATGCTCAGATAAATTTACTGCCCTCAATTTTGAGGCGAGCGAATACACCGACTCAACCGGGCGCAAACTCCCAATGTACCAAATCTCCAAAAACGGCTTCGTTTTCCTGGTTATGGGATTCACTGGCAAAAAAGCCGCTGCATTCAAAGAAGCCTACATTGCTGAGTTCGACCGCATGGAGGCCGAACTGCGCCAGAATAACACCCCACCTGCTGACAAGATGATTCCGGGTGATGGTCGCACTCTGGTTGTTCACTTCGACAAATTCGGCAATGTCGAATTCACCGAAACCGTTCCTGATGGCGCACTGGTCTGTACCCTGGAGACTTTCCGGTTTTATCTGGAAAAACAGGGATGGACTCTTGTTAACCGGGGCGCAATTAAAAATATGACTGTGGAACAATTACTCAAAATTCATTGTTGAGGACGCAATAATGGAGACGTTATTACCAAACGTTAATACGTCTGAAGGTTGTTTTGAAATTGGTGTCACTATCAGTAACCCTGTATTTACTGAAGATGCCATTAACAAGAGAAAACACGAACGGGAGCTATTAAATAAAATATGCATTGTTTCAATGCTGGCTCGTTTACGTCTGATGCCAAAAGGATGTGCACAATGAATACAGTATTTGCACTCGTTCTGACGGTTTTTCTTGTTTCCGGTGAACCGGTTGACATGGTTACTGGCGTATACAGCTCAATGAAAGAATGTATGACTGCCGCAGCGAAACAGAAAATTCCCGGTGACTGTTATCCGGTCGATAAAGTTATTCACCATGATAATAACGAAATCCCGGCAGGTCTTTAAAACAGTTCCGTAATAAATATCCGGTTTCATTCTTATATGCCAGCAATGGCAGGGGTTCGCTCAACCTTAATTAAGGAGAAAAACATGATTACCAGTTATGAAGCCACTGTTGTAACTACTGATGACATTGTTCACGAGGTTAATCTGGAAGGAAAGCGTATTGGCTACGTGATTAAGACAGAAAATAAAGAAACCCCATTCACTGTGGTTGATATCGACGGTCCATCAGGCAACGTTAAAACACTTAACGATGGTGTAAAAAAATGTGTCTGGTGCACATAGGAAAGAATCTGCCCGCAGAAAAAAAAGCCGAATTTCTGGCAACTCTGATTGCAATGAAATTAAAAGGTGAAATCTGAAAAAAAGAAAGCCTGCACACTGTGCAGGCCTGAGTGAAGAACCTGGGACATTTATTCATCACTCGCAGTAATTTTAATCTGAGTTGAGGTTAAAAAACAATGAACACCGATAAACAAGTTTACCCACTGTATTACGAAGCAAAAAATGACAAAGTAAGAAAACGTCTCGGTATTAAAGGCGGTTTTTACTGGGCTGAAGCGAAAAAATTATCCATTGCCATCTCCCGTGGTGCTGTTGCGATTGACGATGCTGGATACGATGAAGATGACTTCAAAAAACCTGTTCGCGTCAATTTGCCCGTTGTTGATGACTGAGGTGTACTGGCAATAGCGGACACTACCATTTGTTCTTTTTTTGAGCAGCCATCTGATGATATTTTTCCCTGAAGGCTGCCGGGGAGATATTCCCCAGACGAGAGTGACGACGCTGACGATTGTAGAAAATCTCAATGTATTCCCGTATTACTGAGATGGCTTCATCCCGGTTATTAAAACGATAGTGGCTCAGGCTCTCATTTTTCAGCGTTCCCCAGAAGCTTTCCATCGGAGCGTTGTCGTAACAGTGACCTTTACGCGACATTGATGTTTTCAGACCAGACTGCTCCTGTATGACCCGGTAATCGTATGCGCAGTACTGTGAACCTCGATCAGAGTGGTGGATTAGCCCGGCAGGTGGGCGCTGGCTCCTGAGCGCCATAAACAGGGCTTTACCTGTCAGCTCTTTTGTCATGCGCTCTCCCATGGCGTAGCCGACAATTTCGCACGTATAAACATCTTTGATGCCAGCGAGGTACAACCATCCCTCCTGTGTGGCAACATACGTCAGGTCCGCCACCCAGACCTGATTTGGTGCTGTAGGAGCGAACGTCTGGTTCAGCAGATTTGGCGCAACTGGCAGATTGTGGTTCGGGTTCGTAGTCGCTCTGAACTTGCGTTTCTGCTTACAGCGTAGCCTTAGCTCCTTACGAAGACGTGCCAGTCGGTCACGACCAACGATGATGCCATTCTCTGCCAGCTCCGTCTGGAGCCGCCGGGTTCCATATGTTTCGCGAGTGCGGATATGTGCCACCTTAATCTCCAGTTTTAGCCGCTCATCACTTTGTTTTCTGTCTGAGGGTTCATGCTGTACCCAGTTGTAATAACCGCTCCTGGATACACCAAATACCTGACACATCGCTTCAATGGGAAATTGTTGTCGCCATTGTTCGATTAACGCGTATTTTTCAGCGACTCCTGTGCAAAATACGCTGTTGCTTTTTTTAATATATCTCACTCAAGGCGAGCTTCATTTAACGCCTTACGCAGTTGCAGAATTTCAGATTCCAGTTCAGCCACCGTGCGGGAACCAGGAGTACCGAGCCCTTTTCTGGCGGCGGTAACCCATTGTCCTAAAGTGCCTTCAGGAAGGGATAATCGGGAAGCGCCTTCACTGATCGAAAGTTGATTTTCAAGAACCGTTCTGACAGCTTCGGCTTTGAACTCTTTAGAGTAACGTTGGTTTTTTCTGCTCATTATTAGCTCCTTCTGATGCCATTCTATTTCAGGAAGGAGTGTCCGTTAAACTCAGGCTACCTCAGACCTCCCACCAGAAGGCGTGTTTGATACGGAATTCTGCAACCGTTACGAAAAAGGCGGGGAAGATGGCATCACAATGGTATTTATCGCGCCCTCACCCTCTGCGCAGGACAAACCAGCCAGCACTGACAATACCAATGTTAATGGCGAAGACATGACGGAGATTGAGGAGAATATGCTACTCCCGATTTCTGGTCAGGAGCTGCCCATTCGCTGGCTTGCTCAACACGGCAGCGAAAAACCGGTAACGTACGTTTCACGCGACGAACTCCAGGCATTACACATTGCACGGGCTGAGGAACTACCAGCTGTTACTGCCCTGGCTGTTTCGCATAAAACCAGCCTGCTCGACCCGCTGGAAATTCGCGATCTCCACAAACTCGTGCGTGATACTGACAAAGTTTTCCCTAATCCTGGCAATTCAAATCTGGGACTGATGACTGCTTTTTTCGAAGCATATCTGGATGCCAACTACACCGATCGCGGTCTGCTGACAAAAGAGTGGATGAAAGGAAATCGTGTTTCACGCATCACGCGCACGGCTTCCGGTGCGAATGCTGGCGGCGGGAACCTCACCGATCGCGGCGAAGGTTTCGTCCACGATCTGACGTCGCTGGCGCGCGACGTAGCCACTGGCGTACTGGCCCGTTCAATGGACGTGGATATTTATAACCTTCATCCGGCACACGCTAAACGCATTGAGGAAATTATCGCTGAAAATAAACCACCCTTTTCTGTTTTCCGCGACAAATTCATCACCATGCCTGGCGGGATGGATTATTCCCGCGCCATCGTGGTTGCGTCAGTGAAAGAAGCACCGATTGGTATCGAGGTCATCCCCGCGCACGTCACTGAATATCTGAACAAGGTACTGACTGAAACCGATCATGCCAACCCTGATCCGGAAATCGTGGATATTGCCTGCGGTCGCTCCTCTGCCCCGATGCCGCAACGTGTAACAGAAGAAGGAAAACAGGATGATGAAGAAAAACCGCAACCATCTTGCGCAATGGCAGATGAACAGGCAACGGCTGAAACAGTGGAACCGGATGCAACTGAACATCATCAGGACACGCAGCCGCTGGATGCTCAGTCACAGGTAAATGCTGTTGATGCGAAATATCAGAAACTGCGGACAGAACTCCATGAAGCCCGGAAAAACATTCCGCCCAAAAATCCTGTCGATGCAGACAAATTACTGGCTGCCTCTCGCGGAGAATTTGTTGAAGGGATTAGCGACCCGAATGATTCGAAATGGATTCCCGGTCATCATATCTCCTCAAATGAAGTCAAAAAAACGGAAAATGAAGTGCGACAGACTGAAGATAAACAGCACCAGAACAGCGAACCGGAGGAGGGAACACCCTGCAATCAGACTGGCGAGGATAACTGCCCTGACTGTGGCGCGGTGATGGGAGACGCAACTTATCAGGAAACTTTTGACGAAAAAAACCAGATGAAGCACAGGAAGAAGAGCCGAAGAAAACGGAAAAAGCTGATGATTTGTTGCCGGAGAACGCTGGCAGCGATCAGCATAATGATAGCAATAATGAAACTGGCGAAGATGAACTCAACTGGAAAAAAACAGGTGTTGATTGCGGCGGTTTACGGTTTATGTGCGAATCCTGCGTGCATAGCCTATGCGCCTGCAATCCCTGGCATCGCAATGATGATTGCCAACAAGCTTGAAAATTTTGGAGTGACCAGTGATGAGCGCTTACCCGATTTTTGATCGTATTGAAGAAATGGCATGGGCTCGTCACTACCAGCAGATCGTTCGTGAAGAAAAAGAAACGGAACTGGCGGACGATCTGGAAAAAGGTCTGCCTCAGCACCTGTTTGAATCGCTCTGCATCGACCATTTGCAACGCCACGGTGCCAATAAACAGGCAATCAGCCACGCATTTGATGATGATGTTGAGTTTCAGGAGCGCATGGCAGAACACATCCGGTACATGGCTGAAACCATTGCCCACCACCAGGTTGATATTGATTTGGAGGACTAAAATCTATGGCGCTTTTTCAACGAGCAATAAACACACAGGCCTATCTATGAAGTGGCACACTGAATTTGGCCACCTGAACAGAGGTGATATGCTCACCTCAGAACAACACAGGTGCTCCAATGAAAAAAAGAAATTTTAGCGCAGAGTTTAAACGCGAATCCGCTCAACTGGTTGTTGACCAGAAATACACGGTGGCAGATGCCGCCAAAGCTATGGATGTTGGCCTTTCCACAATGACAAGATGGGGCAAACAACTGCGTGATGAGCGTCAGGGCAAAACACCAAAAGCCTCTCCGATAACACCAGAACAAATCGAAATACGTAAGCTGAGGAAAAAGCTACAACGCATTGAAATGGAGAATGAAATATTAAAAAAGGCTACCGCGCTCTTGATGTCAGACTCCCTGAACAGTTCTCGATAATCGGGAAACTCAGAGCGCATTATCCTGTGGTCACACTCTGCCAAGTGTTCGGGGTTCATCGCAGCAGCTACAGATACTGGAAAAACCGTCCTGAAAAACCAGACGGCAGACGGGCTGTATTACGCAGTCAGGTACTTGAGCTACATGGCATCAGCCATGGTTCGGCCGGAGCAAGAAGCATCGCCACAATGGCAACCCGGAGAGGCTACCAGATGGGACGCTGGCTTGCTGGCAGGCTCATGAAAGAGCTGGGGCTGGTCAGCTGTCAGCAGCCGACTCACCGGTATAAACGTGGTGGTCATGAACATGTTGCTATCCCTAACTACCTTGAAAGGCAGTTCGCCGTGACCGAGCCAAATCAGGTGTGGTGCGGTGATGTGACCTGTATCTGGACGGGTAAGCGCTGGGCGTACCTCGCCGTTGTTCTCGACCTGTTCGCAATAAAACCAGTGGGCTGGGCCATGTCGTTCTCGCCGGACAGCAGGCTCACCATGAAAGCGCTGGAAATGGCATGGGAAACCCGTGGTAAGCCCGGCGGGGTGATGTTCCACAGCGATCAGGGCAGTCATTATACGAGCAGGCAGTTCCGGCAGTTATTGTGGCGATACCAGATCAGACAGAGTATGAGCCGGCGCGGAAACTGCTGGGATAACAGCCCAATGGAACGCTTCTTCAGGAGTCTGAAGAACGAATGGATGCCGGTGGTGGGTTACGTAAGCTTCAGCGAGGCAGCTCACGCCATAACGGACTATATCGTTGGATATTACAGCGCACTAAGACCGCACGAATATAACGGTGGGTTACCCCCAAACGAATCGGAAAATCGATACTGGAAAAACTCTAACTCGGTGGCCAGTTTTTGTTGACCACTTCATTTCAAGAAGAGATGCAGTAGCGCAGGCAATTGAAGCAAATCATTATATATACAAAAACTACTCTCCTGCTGCCTTAATTGAAAAACTTAAAGGGTTCGACTCATTTACTATGGCAGACTGGATTGAACGTTACAAAACGATTCTTATAAGGAGAAAAGTGTCCAGAAATACTTATAAAATTCGGGCAAATCAACTGAAGACAATAAAAGAAAAATTGGGAGAGATTTTACTGACAGAAATAACCACTCGCCATATTGCCGAGTTTCTTGATTTGTGGATTGAAGGAGGGAAAAACACAATGGCAGGATCAATGCGTTCTGTGTTGTCTGATATGTTTCGCGAGGCCATTGTTGAAGGACGTATATCTCAAAATCCAGTCACGCCAACAAGAGCACCGAAAATAGTAGTTACAAGAGAACGACTGAAACTAAAGACTGAGGTGTACTGGCAATAGCGGACACTACCATTTGTTCTTTTTTTAAGCAGCCATCTGATGATATTTTTCCCTGAAGGCTGCCGGGGAGATATTCCCCAGACGAGAGTGACGACGCTGACGATTGTAAAAAATCTCAATGTATTCCCGTATTACTGAGATGGCTTCATCCCGGTTATTAAAACGATAGTGGCTCAGGCTCTCATTTTTCAGCGTTCCCCAGAAGCTTTCCATCGGAGCGTTGTCGTAACAGTGACCTTTACGCGACATTGATGTTTTCAGACCAGACTGCTCCTGTATGACCCGGTAATCGTATGCGCAGTACTGTGAACCTCGATCAGAGTGGTGGATTAGCCCGGCAGGTGGGCGCTGGCTCCTGAGCGCCATAAACAGGGCTTTACCTGTCAGCTCTTTTGTCATGCGCTCTCCCATGGCGTAGCCGACAATTTCGCACGTATAAACATCTTTGATGCCAGCGAGGTACAACCATCCCTCCTGTGTGGCAACATACGTCAGGTCCGCCACCCAGACCTGATTTGGTGCTGTAGGAGCGAACGTCTGGTTCAGCAGATTTGGCGCAACTGGCAGATTGTGGTTCGGGTTCGTAGTCGCTCTGAACTTGCGTTTCTGCTTACAGCGTAGCCTTAGCTCCTTACGAAGACGTGCCAGTCGGTCACGACCAACGATGATGCCATTCTCTGCCAGCTCCGTCTGGAGCCGCCGGGTTCCATATGTTTCGCGAGTGCGGATATGTGCCACCTTAATCTCCAGTTTTAGCCGCTCATCACTTTGTTTTCTGTCTGAGGGTTCATGCTGTACCCAGTTGTAATAACCGCTCCTGGATACACCAAATACCTGACACATCGCTTCAATGGGAAATTGTTGTCGCCATTGTTCGATTAACGCGTATTTTTCAGCGACTCCTGTGCAAAATACGCTGTTGCTTTTTTTAATATATCTCGCTCAAGGCGAGCTTCATTTAACGCCTTACGCAGTTGCAGAATTTCAGATTCCAGTTCAGCCACCGTGCGGGAACCAGGAGTACCGAGCCCTTTTCTGGCGGCGGTAACCCATTGTCCTAAAGTGCCTTCAGGAAGGGATAATCGGGAAGCGCCTTCACTGATCGAAAGTTGATTTTCAAGAACTGAACCGCCCCGGGAATCCTGGAGACTAAACTCCCTGAGAAAGAGGTAAACAGGATGACTAAAAATACTCGTTTTTCCCCCGAAGTCCGTCAGAGGGCGATTCGTATGGTTCTGGAAAGTCAGGGCGAATATGACTCACAGTGGGCGGCAATTTGTTCCATTGCCCCAAAGATTGGCTGTACACCGGAGACTCTGCGTGTCTGGGTACGCCAGCATGAGCGGGATACCGGAGGCGGTGATGGCGGGCTCACCACCGCTGAACGTCAGCGTCTGAAAGAGCTGGAACGTGAAAATCGTGAACTGCGCCGCAGTAACGATATCCTTCGCCAGGCTTCCGCTTATTTTGCGAAGGCGGAGTTCGACCGCCTCTGGAAAAAGTGATGCCACTGCTGGATAAGCTGCGTAAGCTGTACGGGGTCGGACCGGTATGCAGTGAACTACATATTGCCCCGTCAACGTATTACCACTGTCAGCAACAGCGACATCATCCTGATAAACGCAGTGCCCGTGCGCAGCGCGATGACTGGCTGAAGAAAGAGATACTGCGCGTATACGATGGGAATCATCAGGTATACGGTGTGCGTAAAGTCTGGCGTCAGTTGTTACGGGAAGGTATCAGAGTGGCCAGATGCACTGTGGCACGTCTCATGGCGGTTATGGGACTTGCCGGCGTTCTCCGGGGTAAAAAGGTCCGTACGACCATCAGCCGGAAAGCCGTTGCCGCAGGCGACCGCGTAAACCGTCAGTTCGTGGCAGAACGACCTGACCAGCTGTGGGTGGCTGATTTTACTTACGTCAGCACATGGCAGGGCTTCGTCTATGTGGCGTTCATTATTGATGTGTTTGCCGGATACATCGTGGGGTGGCGGGTCTCATCGTCCATGGAAACGACATTCGTGCTGGATGCTCTGGAGCAGGCGTTATGGGCCCGTCGACCGTCCGGCACGGTCCATCACAGTGATAAAGGTTCTCAGTATGTATCGCTGGCCTACACACAGCGGCTTAAGGAAGCCGGATTACTGGCATCAACAGGAAGTACAGGCGACTCGTATGACAACGCGATGGCGGAGAGCATCAATGGTCTTTACAAAGCGGAGGTAATACACCGTAAGAGCTGGAAAAACCGTGCAGAAGTGGAACTGGCCACACTCACGTGGGTGGACTGGTATAATAATCGACGATTGCTGGAAAGGCTGGGCCACATCCCTCCGGCAGAAGCAGAAAAAGCTTATTATGCTTCCATCGGAAACGATGATCTGGCAGCCTGAGTTCACAGATAAAACACTCTCCAGGAAACTCGGGGCGGTTCAAACCGTTCTGACAGCTTCGGCTTTGAACTCTTTAGAGTAACGTTGGTTTTTTCTGCTCATTATTAGCTCCTTCTGATGCCATTCTATTTCAGGAAGGAGTGTCCGTTAAACTCAGGCTACCTCAGACATACAACTGCATCAGGGAGGCAGCAGATCAACTTCCGGCATGGTTCCCATTAGCTATGGATTTAGCCCTTGTAACAGGACAACGTCGCGAAGACATAACGAATATGCGGTTCAGTGATATTTATGATGATCGTCTCCACATCAGGCAAATTAAGACAGGAATGATGATTGCTATCCCCCTGTCACTCAGCCTTCCTGTCGCTGGTTTACGACTTGGTGCAGTAGTTGAACAGTGCCGCATGGTAAGTAGGGGGGATTATCTAATCAGTGCCGGGATTAGAAAAAACAGCCCTGACGGCAGCATTCACCCGGACGGCCTGACAAAGAAATTTGTCGCAGCCAGAAAATTAACAGGTATCCAGTTCAGTGAAAACCCACCAACTTTTCACGAAGTCAGAAGCCTGGCTGGACGATTGTACAAAGAAACATGTGGAGAAGAATTTGCTCAGCGTCTACTTGGCCACACATCGGAGAAGACAACAAAAATGTATCTTGATGAGAGAGAAAAAACGTACTTACTGCTCTGATTTTAACGTAAATGGATTGTTAAATGTATTTTGGTTGTGATATAACCAAAAAAGACCGGAATACAGAAATTCGAGTAAATTTCGGGGAATTTCGGGGAGACATTTGCAACTAATTGATTTCAAATGAAATTAAAAAAAGACCGAATACGATTCCTGTATTCGGTCCAGGGAAATGGCTCTTGGGAGAGAGCCGTGCGCTAAAAGTTGGCATTAATGCAGGCTTAGTTGCCTTGCCCTTTAAGAATAGATGACGACGCCAGGTTTTCCAGTTTGCGTGCAAAATGGTCAATAAAAAGCGTGGTGGTCATCAGCTGAAATGTTAAAAACCGCCCGTTCTGGTGAAAGAACTGAGGCGGTTTTTTTATTGGAAATCAAAAGGCTATTTTAGGTAATTAACAGAGTTTTTCAGCTCGTTCTATAAACGGTGCCAGACTCATTTTTTCGCCGGGATTGTTAGGATCATCAATCTGAATCACCGAAATGGGTTGGGCATTGGTCTTCCCACTGGCAACTTCCTTTTGTGCGATATCGTTTAAAGGATACTGCACGAGGGTACTCGGATTAATAACATACAAAGCATTACCCGGTCGGCAAGTCAGCATCACCTCTTCGCGATTAAACGCCCATTTGTCTTTACCCACTTCAAAACGACTGACGGTAATCACCTGCGGTGCAGCCAGCGCCGCTGCAGAACTGGTGAGTAACAGAAACGCCAGAATACTTTTTTTCATCAT